ACTTGTTTCTGCATACTTAACTTTAACATTACTGCTTCATTCAATGCTTTCTCAAACAAAGACTTAGCAGTAACATCATCAACACCCTCAGGTATTCCTAACTTAATAGTTTTAGAAATCCTTAAAAGTTTTTTCTTACCATCTTTCTCAACCTGCTTAGACACATCAACTATCATCGTATTGTCTTTATGAAGTCTGATACCTGAAGGCAGTCGTGTCTTTACATAAGTAAGTATGGATTGCTTCATTGCTTCTCCTTACTAATTGTAAAGTTAGGTGTTTCCACAATGTTACTTTCTAACTCACGCATATTGCCAATCTTAAACTTGTCATAGTTGTCACCCTTTAAGATTGCTTTAAGTTTTAATCCTCTGCTAGTAAGTTTAACCCAAGCATATCTCTGATTGTTAAATGGATTATTTATTCTAGACACAAGATTAACTTTCTTCAGACTTTCGATTGCTCTGCTAACTGATGGTGCGAGTAATCTATATCCGAATACTTTTTCGCAAGTGTCCGCTATTGCTCTAGTCGTAAGACCTTCTTTGGTTTCTGGCATCAAACATATAGTCTTAAAAAGAATATAATGTTGAAATGGAACACCATTGAAGTAAGCATTAAGCGAACCACCTGTTGCTGTTTGTTCTCTTTCGTCATTCTTAAGCATTGTTAAGAAAGCGAAATCAAATCGTAAGTTGTCAATTAATGACATTCTCGTTTCTCTCTCTTTCGTTATTTAGAATAACTAAAGTCGGAGTTTTGAGAGTACCTCTTTGAGCTTGGCCTATGATTTCTCCGAAATTTAATTCGTTTTCAAAATCATAAATAACTGCTTCGTAGAAGTCTTTCTCACTCATAACTTTCTTATGTGTGTACTCAATAATGCAATCTCCTATTTTAAGAGCAATACATTTTTGGAACTCGTCATCTATTAAAATACTTCGTTTAATAAATGGTAAACTACCAGCATCTAGCTGATAACTTACATCGTTAGGATATTGGTTTCTTAAATCAAAGATGAAATAATCAAAATCATTTCCACCCCAAGATTTATTAAACATACTAACAACACTACATATACCATCAGCAATGCACATCATTGCCATAGTAGTTATTCTAGTTCTTAACATCAGTAACTCCCTTCGTAATTGAAGGAATTACATTAGTCATATTATTATCACTTGTAGCACATTCCACAAGTGGTAGCTCCAGTTGTACTGGTTCTTTAGAAAAGTCCGAAAAAATAGATATAAAATTTATATCTAAATGTTTGTCTATTTGGCTTTCCTCTTTTGTATTACTTATAGTCATACCAATCTCCGTATATGGACTGTCGGTTCTTTCCACTCCGATAGTCGGTCTGCTTTATTTACTCAATGTAGTCTTCAGCAGTATCTTCAATTACTACTTCAGAACCAAATTGAACCTGTTCTGCATTAAACAATTTACTTTTCAAACTAGGTCTTCCTACCTTCTTCTTAGGAAGTGATACTTCCACACTTGGATAGAAAAGTTTGTGTTCGTTATTTAATGATAATGATGAAACGATATTTAGTTTCATTTTGCTCCTCTTGTTTTCCATCTCTCGATGTTCTGAGAGACTTCGGTTGAGATTAAACTAAGCTCTTTAAACAGCTCAGTTATTCCTTGATTAGGAATTTTGTGTTTTATTTTTTTGTAAAATTTATTTTTATTAATCACATGAACTCCTTTCCCCATTTGGCGGCAAGTTTACGAAGTGGTTCATCAGGCATGTCACCTGAATATTCTCTTAAACCTATAAATAAATGTGCAGTTGAATTGTATTTATTATTTAAAGAGTTGTCTTGAGCTTCGCAGTTATTAGGTGCAAAAAATACATCAGGAAATTCATCATGCAGTTCTTGTTCAGAAACAAAACAAGTTCCCATACCAAGATAACTTCTTGAATTAAGTATTTTGCGGTGAGCTTGTCCGTAGAAACCATCATTGTTTGTAAAAGTTGAAGCATCAACCTTAATTAATGATGTTACTTTGGAACAGTTAGTTTTTTTCTTAATCAGAGCAACCACATATTTTTTAACAGGGTCACTTGAATGTACTTTTATTTTCATATCAACTCCTTACAGTTGGTTAAGTGATTTATTAAAAAACGAATCACTTCCACTTGTGTAACATTACACCTGTGGAAAAGCAATACTATCATTCCACTTGTGGTTTAGTGAGTTCAAGACAAGTAAGATAGAAAGAGAAAGAGAGAACTTCTTATCCTGAACTCAATGCTCAAGATAAGCGGTATAACTATTAATACTAGATGAGTGACTGCAAGTAGTGTTGATGTACTAAATCAGTGTTGATTTACTAAATCGTCTCTTTATTCTTTTTGATAAGACAATCGTAATGATGCTTAATTTTATTGAATTGCTTTAAGAACCAGTCATAACCAAGTATTTCTACGTTATATTGTTTAGACCAATCCTTTAGATACTTAGACTTATGCAACCAGTTAATGCTATTGGATTTGTCTTTCTTGTTCATGTCATAGTAATACTCAACTAAATCAACAAGAGCTTTACCATTGTTATAAAGGAACTCTTTCTCAATACGATGGTAGAAGTATCTCTGAGAGTTAGAACTTATAGCTTCACACACATATTCAAGAGCTTCATTATAACCAATATTCATTTGTCTTAAGGTCATAACTAAATGGTCAAAGTCTCTCATTCGTAATGATTTATCCTTCTTGTAAGTCTTGATGATTTCTACAGGAGTTATTAGGTTATGCTTCTGCATGTAACTCATTAGTCCTGTACCTGCTACTGGTTGTCTATTGTAAGGTGCAATCTTTTTGACTGCTCCTTTAAACCTGAAGTGAGTATCAAGACTGCCTATGCCATGTTGAAGTTTCCTTAATAGTTTTACTTCTGGTGTATCTTCAAGTGTGTCCTTAAAGTTAATCATTGATAGACCCAAGCTAATTACAGGGTTCTTGATTTTAGGGTCTTGGGCATTAACCTTCTTGGCCAATACAGGTTTGCTAAGTTCTTTCTTAAGTTTCATTGGATAATCATTCATATATGTATTCCCTCTTAAAGTGTCACCTTATCTGACGAAATTTAAAAACAGATAATAACAAACATAGGATTAAATAAAAAAAAATACAAAAATTGTATCCAATAATTAGATATACTTTTAATACACAATTAATCCTTGATAAATTAACAACACTAGAGATGAAGAATAGTGTTTATCCGCAGATTACCTATGTATTTTGTATGATTTACTGCAACCTATTTGCAATACAAGGGTATGCCGCCCCCTTCCAAAAAATATGGGCATGGGGGTAAAAAAAATTCCCAGCCATATCGTGAGGTTCACAGATTTTTATGCCAAATTATTTTGATGGTACTTCAGACCATAAATCATTTAGTTTCTCTGCAAGACTAAACTCTACGGAATAATTTAAGAAGTCCTCTAGGTTCTCTAAGATAAACTTCCTACCAGCTTTCTCATCTTCTACTTTACTTAAAGGTTTACCATGAGGGGCATACTCTTTGGTTAGAAGCTCTAAGTATCTCCTAAATGCTTCACTCTCTATGGTCTTTACTTTAGAACCTTTAGCTAATGCTTTAAGGTATAACGTATGGTCTTTCATAGAGTTTACTATTTAGTTTAATCTTAGAGTGGATTTCTGGGTTTACTTATAGAGTTACTTAAGGTTACACCTATAGAGTACACCTATAGTGTCCTATAGTTATATCTATATCGCCCCTTGTAGCTCCTAAAGGGTCACTTTATTAATTCTCCTTATTTCTAGCCCCTTATTTCACCTAATTAAGTTCACTTAGAAATACCTTAAAATTACCTTAAGTGAACCTATAAGATTTACCTAAGTAAACATTAGACTATTTCACAGGTGTAATAGTGCTTCTAAATGGGGTCTAAAACCGATTTAAAACGATTTCTAGAGGGGTCTAATATACTTTATAAACCCTGAGACCTACCTATATTTAATCCAACTATTTCCAGTAGTATTATTACCCCAGTATTTCTCTAGTTGAACCCTAAAATCTTCTTCCTTCTTTTGTTGAAATGACAAGTCTTGGTCTTTTGCTAATTGTTGTAACCAATAATGACATACCATCTGCAAGGCATCTATTCTGTCATCTTGAGTTAAGTTATTAACACCAGCTTGTAGTCTGCTGATTTGATAAAATAATTGGTACTTCAATGCTTGTTCAGGAGAATATAAATCATTTGTACTCTCGTAGTCTTTACGAATGACATTAGTATCAACAATAATCCTGTGCTGAGACATTAGGGGTTCTAATGTATCTAAAATTCTTCTGTGCTTGTTTGTTGTCTGCCTAATTAATTCTGTAGTGCAGGGATAATCTTTTATCAAATAAGGTTTAAGTAATGCTTCAAACATTCCTTGACCAAAGTTATCTTCAATTAAAATTTTATTAACTTTATTTAACTTAGCGATTTGAGTTAGTTTATCTAAGACATGCTCAGTGTAACCTGCATTAAATCCACCTATATCTACTAAATAAATATTTCCATTTAAGAACTTAGTAACAGCATAAGCAGTTTCATCTTTACCTTTACCTGATGGGTCAATGGACATCACACAACCTGTGTAATCAATCCAATCACCTTGTGTCTGCATAGGTCTATAAAATCCGTCACCCTGAAGTCCAACACATGGAACGTCATTAAGTTTTAGCTCAGGAGAAGAAGCCCATATAACCTTCTGTGGAGCTTTATCCTTATTTAAAGTCATCACTGAAAAATCAGCTAATTTCAATGGATATTTGTTTAAATCCGATAATGTAGTGTCTAATTGGAACTGTAAGTTAAACCCTAAGCGACCATAAGATGCTTCTCTTTCAAGCAAATCCTGTTCGTCAAATCTAGTTGGGTCTGTAGCTTTACCAACCATTTCAGAACTCCAAGTGTTACTAATAATTGGAGCTAGGTTTGAACCATAAGATTTAAACTGAGTTTCATTAGGGTATCTAGCACACCAGTATCTAATCTTATAACCTCGTTCTTGTAACTTATTGTAAATCGAAAATTCTGTCTGAGGTGTTCCTAAAAATATAATTCTTGAGTTATCTGGTTTAATGATGGCTTCAAATTCTTTAATACTTTCAGATAACTTATCTCTCATCATTTGAGTTTGAGTATTACCTGAAGTTTCTATGTCGTCTGCAATAATTACATCAGCTCTTGAACCTGTTAGTTGAGAAGTTATTCCTAAACTCTTAACACTAGGTTGATGAGATGCTGTCGCTGTGGCTATATCAAAACTTATCTTAGACTGTCTTTGATTATCTTTTGGATAGAGGTGCATTAGTATTGGCATCTCTGCAAGTAATCTTAAACAGAATGTACTGAAATCATCAGCTCTACTTTTAGAAGCTGAGACAACTAATATGTTTAACTGTGGATTTAAATAAAGTTTCCATAAAACAAAAGCTGAAGTTATCCAACTTTTGCCTACTCCTCTAAAAGCACTGACAATAGTTCTGGTATCACCAGTCGCAATATAGTTTGCAATGTCGTACTGAATTTTAGTAGGTTCAGGTAGATTAAGATGCTTCCAAGTTAGATATAAAAAATTTCTAAAATCAGTTAGCTTGTTTGGTATTTCTGTCATTTATTTTAAAAGGTAATTCGTCTATTAAAGATTGAAGTGGAGAACCTTCCACAGGTACAGCATCAATCCCATTATCTTTTAAAAGCTGTCTAGCTACATTTAGTTCACTTGCAGTAACATCAGGATTATTAATTTTCTCTAATAATACTTCACAAAGTTTTTCGTGTAATTTTTTTAATTTTTCTGACATAATTTTATTTTTTAAAGTAATCCAAAGCCATAATAACTGTTGCAACTAAACCAGAGATAAAAACCACTACCGATAATGTTCCTTTAGATTTATTCATAAATGATTTAAGTTCTTCAACATCTTTTTTTAAATTTCTTATTTCAAATAATAAAATGTTAAAATGTGATTTGCTTAAATTATCTCTTTTACGTTTGTGAAAGCTCTTACTAGTTTTAATAGTCATAAGCGGAGCTAAAATTTCATTGATTACTCTTGGTCTTCTTCGTCTAAATCCGCATCATTCCATGCGTCTTCGTCTTCGTCAGACCAATCATCAACTTCATTTTCACTAACTTTGTCCTGAATTTGAGCTAGAATATCTTGTGCTTCTTCTAGTAATTCAGCAACAGACTTTACTTTTTTCTTAGCCATTAGTGTTCCTGATGTTTGTTGTTAGTTTACTTTTTGTTATTTTGAAAAAATGCTTCAACTGACTTTGCGTAGTCTTTAAAAGCATCTGCCCAAAATTTCTGAACCTGTCCTGCGAAGTTTTCTGTAGCTTTCTTAGCTTCTTCGTAAGAAGGAATTTCAAATTTAGGTGTGAACATATTTTCCTCTTGTGTTGGTTTGTTTAAAAATTGTATTTCTTCAAATGTATATGGTGTCATTTATTTAAAAATCATTATAAATCTTTCTTATCCATAGACTTAAAGTGTTCTATGAAATCATCTAATATATTTTCATATCTCCATGCTAACCAAGCTCCTACGATAAAACTTAATATCATTAATAATATTGTCATGTTATTTTTTTGTTAGTTGTTAATTCCTACTAAATTAGTAGGGTTTAAGAATCTTTTTTGTTTATGTCTTTAAAGTGTTCAGCAAATTCTTTATTTAAAACTTCAAATTTACAGCCATAAAAACTGGCTATAAGAAAAATTATAAATACTAAAATAAATATCATTTAGTTAATTGTTTAAGTTTTTCTTTTAGCTTTACTAATCTCTCAGCACACTTGCAGATAACTTCTTTTCCGCAGGTACATGGTTTGCATTTACAGTCTTTGTTTTTCATATCTCTTATTTTCATAATTAATTTAAACTTTGGGTGGTACATTAAACAGTAACCGCTTGTTGTGTTGGTACTATTAATTTATTTATAAAATCTTGAGATATAACTTCAAACTTATCGTGCATGTTATCTCGTCTAGGAGTTCCTTCTATGTAACGAAGTATTCCACCAGTAAGTCTGTACATAGCCGCACCAAGCATTGCTACGTTATAGTTATAAGAAACATCACATGCTTTAGTCCAAAATTCATTCTCTAAAAATAAACACGCACCTTTACAAAGTTGAACTACTGGACATCTTACGCACTCGCTTCTAGTTCTAAAGTGATGAACTAAAGTCATCTCCATAGCTTTAATGTTTTCAGTTTTTCCTATGTTGTGTTGTGGAAGATTTGCGTTTGTATTTTGGCAAGTCATTGCATTACCTTTTAAATCAACAGCAAGAACGTCAGGACTATCCATTCCACACTTTTGACCAAATACAGTAAATGGTCTTTGTGTTTTTATAGAAGTAAAGAAGTCGTCTAATTTTGAAAAGACTGTAGCTACACTTAAAGTTTGTCCGAAAGCCGCTTCTTCAAATAAGACTTCTCTCATTTCCTTTTGTTCTTCAGGTAATGTTGGCGATAACATCATTCCACCAGCATCATAAGGAAGCATAATTTCTTCTGTTGTAAGAGGAATATCAAATGATTGTAGTCCCATTTTCTCTGCTATGTATTCTCTAACTTTATGTAATGAATAATTTTTAACTGTAAGAACACAGTTGAAACCTATTCTACCTTTTGGAAATAAAATTTTGTAAGCATATTTAACTGCTTCTAAAGTTTTAGGCACACAAAGAATATCCTCACCTCTTTGGTCTCTATAAACAGCACCATCGTGAGATATACCAACTTGAAAATCTAAACTATCTAACCAATCAACAATCTCAGGAGTGAGCATTGATGCGTTAGTAATAATATTAAATTCTGCTGTAGGATATTTTTTTCTTAATCCTTCAGCTAATACTTTTAAAACTTTTATATAAACTAATGGTTCTCCACCCCAAAATTCCCAACGAGTTTTATTACCATCTCCTTTGAACCAAGTATCTAGTTCATCTAAAAACTTTTGTGCTTCAACAGGATTACCTTGAAAAGAATTTGGTACTTGAGTTGCTTGGTTACAATAACTACAAGCATAATTACACTTTAAACCCATCTGAATTTTTACATTATTTGGCTTATCAGATTTTTTTGCAGGGTTACTTGGCGAGTTAGGTGTCCATTCGTGAAAATGACCCTTAGTATAATCCATATTTATACTCTCTAACGATATAGGTAATCCATTCTCTGTAAGTTCAGAGGTATGTGGTTTGTACATTAAGTATCTCCAACCTTTTGGATATTGAAGATGTAATTTGTATTCTGGTGGATTACTTGTATCGTAAGTCTTAATTATCTCTGGTTCTTTTTTCTTCCAAGAAGCAAAGTTATACTCTTTTGAGTTACTCATATATGCTTTTAGTTAGGGGTTAGTTAAAACTTAATAAGTTTTGTTTTGCTAAATCGTATGGGTGTATTTTCCCATAATGACTATTTAACGAATATGAATTATTCGTTTTGTCGTAATTTAACCAAGTAGCTAAACCAATAATTAAATTAGTTCTTTGAAAATTACACACATCTTTAACGTATGCTCTGTGTAATTTATCTGTATTAACTACTAGATTATCCCCCCTACTTGTGTAGATAACTTTTTTATTTTTATATTCTAAACCAAAATTTCCATTATTAGATAATGAAACATTTATTCGCAAAACTTCAAATGGACAATCGTCAGTATGCCAACCGCCATTTGTTTTTTCTGTTGGATAAACTAATAATCCATTTATAGTTCTTGCAGTAACTCTAATTACTGGAAAATTAAAACTATTTAGTAATTTATAAAGATTAGGTTTTGTTTTAACTTCTGGTAACAAAGTATTAAATGAAAGACTGTCTAAGTAATCATCTTTTAAATGATTATCTTTATCATTCATTACTGCATCATAATAATCTTTAGGATTATGAATTTTATATCTTGGTTCTCCAAAAGAACCTCTTTTCCATAAATCTTTAGAATGATTAGGATTATAAGTAAGACTTAATCCGTATAATTGAATACTGTTTTGGGATTGCCAAGTAACAGCACCAACAGATTTATATAAACTTAAAAGTTCTTCTAAAATTTTATCAGCATCAAATTCAAGATTAATTCTTAAATCTAAATCACTATCATTGTCTCTTTTAAGACAATTAACAGCTTGTTCCCAATCTGTTTTAGACTTTATGTAATTATAAAATGTCTGATTATTTGGTACGTCTTTATGCCTGAACATCTGCTGAAACAATGTTAGAAACATATTTAAAGCCAAATTCAGCTTTCATACTTTCTCCCTGTTCCAGTCCGTAAGGTAATACTTTAAATTCAGCAGTACCATTAGCATCAGTATAAACTTCTCTATTAGCAATATACCCACTTGCTGATTTAGCAAATATTCTTACATCACTTTTTGATACGTTATTTCCAGCTAAAGTTAATTGAACTTTAATTTTAGTCCACTCTCCAGCACTAGAAGTGTTAATTACTTTTAATCTTGGAGAATTAGCATAATAAAATTCTTTAAATGCTTCTTCAGTATTTTCTACTTCAATAGCATCAGGAATTAACTCTAATAATTTAGAAGCATCTTCCTCTTTAACATTTAATCTAATTGCGTACTCATCAGAAGAACTGTCTTTAAATGGTATATAAATTTGACCAACTATTTGGCTAGATTTATACTTAATAAATTCCATGCCACCCATTTTAGTTGGGTTAGTTTCAATCATTTTAAATATTGGTTTAGCTAAATTATTGTCAAAATCTAAAGTTATATAAATATTATTTCCTTCTGAAATAAGTCTTGAAGGAGATTGTAAATATTTTTTAATTCCATTAGCAGTTAATTCTAATGAAGCCATTTTAGATATTTTATCTGTCCAAGAAACTAATACTTTATTATCTTCAGATTTAGAAATATTAATATTTTTAGAAGTGTTATCTATTGTGTATGTTATTTTCATATTTTTTTCCTAGTTATCCGTTACCACACGCACAGTCACACGCACACGCACAGTTACAGTTGCAGTTTGTTCTACAGTTGAAACTTCCACAATTACAATTTTGTACTGTTCTTGTTTGATAAGTTCCGCCTAATTCATCAGTTGATGACCAACCGCTAAATATATTATCAACACTTACTGCTTGGAATGAAGATGTATAACCCCCAGCACCATCGTAAGCACCATTGTTTGCACAATTTGAAGTTGGTATTCCTGCAAAACCATAACCTG